GGCGCCCCCGCGCGGGCCGCCCGCCGTAGGTGCGCCACTTGCTCCTTAAGTTGGGGTACAGTCTCAACGCATACGTCTATGGGCGGGCACGTGTATCGCCCTTGTGGGCGTTGTGTTTCGTACTTGTATCCCGCTTGGTGTGTCTCCCGTTAAATATTACCTGCCTCGTTTCGTGCATTTTTGCGCGTTTTTTATCATTTTTTTGTTTATTTCCCTCTACTTTTTGCATTGTAATGCGTTGCGTTGAGGCGGACCAATACATAGCGATCGGGTGCTACTCCGTGCCGCATTCCCCAGATAACCTACCGCTGCAAGGGTGTCGCATTTTGCTATATCTCTGTAATCCAATTCAACCGACGCAGATTTGCGCCCGTTTATCGCCGCGGGGATGGGGGCGGCGGTACATATATGCTCCGCCGTGTTTCGTTGGTGTAGGAGCTGCCCACAAAATTGTGTGCACCTATTCGCCTGCCGCCACTGCAAGCGGCATTCAATAATTGAATATATGTTAACCCGTGTTGAACTTTGGAATTAGGATAGTTTACATTGTTGGAAATATGGGCTAATATTGGTCTGTATTTTTGATAAAGCACTGGTTTTCGGTATAAAATTCCCGTAAACGAAAAAATATAATGCCGTGACCGCTGCGCGCGGGGCGGTTAACCTCAACAATTCAGAACCCAAATTTAACATAATATAAACGTCGATCGTTGAGGCACGGCAATAAGCGTTCTTTATTCGGCAAAAGAAAAGGGACGGCCGACCAGCCGCCCCGAATTTAAGAGGATAAAATCGCCGCAATCAAAATACAACGTAAATAGCCTTTATTTCGCCGATCTTGGCGCGGTGCGATAAACTTATCAATCTCTGGTGAACGACTGAAATTTGAGCTAATTCCACGCTAATACGGGGCATTGTCGCTTTGGTCCGTCGTCATAGTATCCGTTTCGTAGTCAGTTATGCGGGTCAAACTCTTGTTATGCCTAAATAGGATTAACCCCGTGCCGCCCTCGCGGTTTTTTGCGATTGTAAGACGTCCTACGCCTTGTGGGTCTACTGTTCTGTATCTGCTGCCAGCGTCGAAAGGTTCGGTGCTATACACGGCGGGGCGGTCTATGAAGATCACCATATCGGCGTCTTGCTCTATTGCTCCCGATTCGCGGAGGTCGGAGAGCATCGGCGTTTTATCGGCCCGTTCCTCAACCTTGCGCGATAGTTGGGCCAGCAGTACCACGGGCACCGAAAGTTCCTTTGCGAGCATCTTTGCCGCACGGCTCATTTGCGCAACCTCTCTTTCACGGTTCACGGTGCGGCGGTCGTCCGATCCCTCGATCAACTGGAGATAATCGACTACAACCATCCCGCAACGGCCGCGCCTCTGCATCGCTCGGGCTTGGGCACGTATTCGGGGCATAGAGATTGACGGAGTATCGAACAAGTAGAGCGGCAAACCTCGCAGATCGTCGGCCCCGCGTTCGATCATTTCCCAATCTTTCGAGACTATCGAGCCGCGGCGGAACGCATTCACATCCACACCCGACGCCCCGACCAGCATACGCCCCGCCAATTGCGCGTCGGGCATTTCGAGCGAGAAGAAGCACACGGGCACGCCAGCCATCGCAGCGGAGCGGGCGAAATGCAGCGATACGGCCGTTTTTCCCATTGCGGGACGCGCTGCCAGCACGACTAGTTGCCCGCCGCGCCAACCGCCCGTAACGGCGTCAAGATAGGACAAGCCCGTCGGGATTCCCACGCATTCGCCTTGCTGGTGCGCTTTCTGTCGGCGTTCGAGGTCTTGCAATGTCTCTTGCAGCACATCCCCGATATGCCGCGCCGCATCCACGCAAACCGCCTTGCCCGCAATCACGTCCAGTTCCGACAGTGCCCAATCCAGCGCGTTATTATCCGATTGCGCCTTTGCCGTCAGTTCGGCGGCGTACACGATCAACATCCGCAGCGTTTGGAGGTCGGCAAGATATCGGGCGCGGTTCAGAACCGCGACGCCCGTGCCTATCGACTGCGTCAGGTCTGCAACATATGCCGCGGAAATATTCGCATCCTTGACCGCGCGAACCACCGAAAGCATATCGACCGTGCGGCCCTCATCGTCCAGTCGGCAAATTGCCTCGTATATCGCCGCATTGTCGGAATTGTAGAACGCATCCGCCGTAAGGATACCCCGAACGTCGGGAACGTAATTCGCCTCAACCAGCAGCGCGCCCAATACCGCCGCTTCCAATCGTTCGTCGTGCGGCATTCTATCGTTAGTCAAAATTGGAGTCGTATTTCGGTCTTGTTTCATAGTTCGTTTGTTTTTTATTGTGCGTAAATTCGTTTTGACGGGCATTCCAGCCGCGCGCCGCCGCCCGCCAATCTTTTATCGGGGTTTTGCCCATCTGCCAGCCGATAGCCTCGTAATGATTCATAAATACGTCGGGGTCGACGTTCCTTAATCCTTCTTCCTCAACATAAGCAATAATATCGTCGCGCGTCGGAGCAACAAACGCAGCGCGTTTAGTTGCGACCTTATCCCCCTTATAACCCCCATTCTCATTTAGATTATGATTATCATTAAGATTATGATTTAAGGGGTTGTTTTTGGGGTTGTCCTCTGGGGTTGTTTTTAGGGGTTGATTCTGGGGTTGTTTTCCGTGCATTATTGTTACCCTTTGGTGCACCTCCTAATTTCCCATACTTCGCACCTTTTCTCCCGTTTTCAACGCTCGTATCGTATCGTTTCATCGAGGCTGCGAGTTGAGGGCGGATAAGTTTCCACGCAAGGCGGCCGATAGGTGTTAATTCGGTTGGCTCTATTCCGAAAAATGCGAAATCGGTAATCGATTCATACACGGATAATTTGTCAGCATCCGACATATCGCCGATTGCGTCTTTGAAACTCGAATAAAACGCGAACGACTTACGTTGTGCGCACATTTCGTTTTTATCGTTCATTGCCTACCTCCTTTTCCAAAAAGTATTTTTTAAAACCACGGCCGTGGCCGCAGGCATTGGGGTGCCATTCATCGAGAATTGGGATACCTTTTTTGCGTAAATCGCGGATCGTGCCGCGCGGGTCGCAAGCGCGACCACCGAGGGCAACCGTAATTTCGCCAGCTGTATAGCGACCGCCTCGGGCCAAAATATTATAAACCCGTTTTTGTTGAGGTGCCAAATTTTTTATAATTTTGCACATTGCTTGTGTCCTCGCGTCCTTGCTACAAGGCGCGGGGCTATTTTTTATACTATCCGCCATCATAGCCCGCGTGTTTTACGGTTAGCACTGGCCGCAATCCTCAACGCGGCATCCTCCTTTGTTGCGGGACGTTTGGTGTTATCCTCGATCCATTGTGTAAGCTCTCGTTTTGAAAACACGGTGCGACGGCCGAATTTACGGTGCGGGATAGCGTTTTTGTACACGAGATTGTAGAGTGTGGCGCGTGTTGCGGGAATGCCCTGCGCGGTTAGGAACTTTGCCGCGGCCTCAACGGTCATTGCATCCGTTTCGACTGCTTCGTTTTTACGGCGAAAATCTGCCAATTTCGGAACCACGGCCGCCACTGCGTCGCCTATCAGCGTTTGCAGCTCCTCGCGGGTGGTAACGATAATTTTATTTTCCATAATTAGGAAATTTTAAATTAAAAAAAATTGGCCGTGTACTTTGGCCGTTACCGATCGTCGGTACTGCAAAGGTTGGATAAATTGATATGACACGAAAAAAAACAAAGGACACAATAGGACACTACCAAATTTGTGTCCTATTGTGTCCTTATTTAGACGGTTTTATATGTTACAATCTTATCGCATCAATCATCGAATTTAAATCCGAATCCGTTATATTATTTTTTCGTATTCCTAAATCAGAGATGTACCTAACAGTTTGCCGCGGGTCAATTTTTAGACTATAACAATTGTTTAAAGCTCGCGTTAATTCTGCATACTTTCCGCTATCTATTAAGATATATCGCAACTCGATTAACGCCCTAATAATAGCAGCTATTTTTTTAGCTTTTGCGCCTTGTATTATCGGTTTTATCTTTTTTATTAATTCCGCTTTATTATCGATAATGATAAAATCCTCGAATGTCTTTAGCGGCTTTTTGCGTTGAGGCGGGGCGGGTTCTGCGGTTGGATTGTTGCCTGTTGCCATTGCCCGCCAATTGGTACGCATTAACTCTCCGAACGGGAAATAATTACCCGCTGTTTTTCTTTCCCAATTCTTTATAAACGCATCCGTATATACAAAATCGGTCTTTCCGCAAATATAGGTTATTACGCTGCTTAAAGCATTATAATAAGCGAGCATTTTCCCTCGATCCGCTTTCGCACCCTTTTTGCTTACGTTCTCACGCTCGGTATAGTATGCGAATAAAAGATCATCGGTAATGTTTTCAATTATCAACCTCTTATTTTCGGGTGTCAATTGCAAAATTTGAAGTTCGAATCGTTCTGTTTCGGTATCTATGTAATCGGCATCTATACCGTAAGGATAATCGGATAGTTTGTCATAAAATAACATATCGCTGGTTTTTATAGGATTAAAATCGTGTTAGCAATTCCGCATTCTTTTGCCGTTCCTCGCGTTCGAAGCTCGCTAAATAGTTTTCGGTCGTCTTTAGGTCGGAGTGCCCCAACGATTCAGATATGTAGGCGATATTCACGCCCGAACGCTTCAGCACCGTTGCGAACGAATGACGGGCCGTATATGTCGAGATATGACCGATCCCCAATCGTTCGCCCACATCGGTCATACGCTTGTTTATGGCACGTGTCAGGTATTGTGTTTTGTGCATTTGTCGTAACGGGTCTTCCGAACCGTCGAGAATCCCGAATATGAACGCATCGGGTCGGGGGACTGTCCCCCAACGATCTATGATCTTTTGCATACGATCGGTTATTATGGCCCGTATCTCCTTGCGTACTCTGGTGGTTCGCTCCGTCTTTTGGCGCACGAAACATATCTCGCCGTTCACGATATCCCGATACCTCAACTTTACGAAATCGGCAACGTTGATCCCGTTGCATAAATAGAGAAACAACCAATAATCGCGGTATCTGGCCGTTGCTTCGCTCCCGTCGTCGTAATTGGCTATTTGTCCTATTTGCTCCACGGTCAAAGCCATTTTACGCCCTGCGCCCGATTGTATTTCATACCGCCCGCGGCCGAACGGGTATTGCGATTCCTTTATCAATCCAGCGTGCCGCGCCTCGTTAATGATTGCGCGCAATGTCCGTAAGTGTATGGCGATAGTCGTTTGTTTTTTACCCTCGTTGTCGAGAAAATCGGCATAACGGGTCAACCAATTGGGAGTAACGGACGATAACCGTACGTGCGTACCCGCGAATCGTTCTATACCCTTTAATGTCGCATAATATACGGTCATATTGCCGACACGCCCGCGGCTCTTTAATTCATCCAAACGGGCCGCAAACATCGCATTGATTGATAACGACGGTGCCAACTTCAAACGAGCATTCAACGCATCGAGCGAGAAATCGCCGTTGCTTGCCAACTCCTCAACGGCCGAACGGATTATATTGTAGCTGTTTTCTATATCTTTGCGGACGGCCGACAGCTCGCGATTTTTGGTCGTTGGCAACGCATCCCATTGATCGGCGGTCAAGTCTTTCCCCGTCGGGTAATATTTGCGCTGTCGCAGATACGTAACACGTATGCGGACGGGGTATTTTCCCTCGCGTTTGGGGTGGCTTGTGTCGATTATTACGGCGACCGTTATGCCGTCTTTCGAGTACTGGAAATTCATATTTTCGCTGGTTTTCGTTCGAATTTAGACACACATTGCGGGAAAGTGCGTGTACCACTGCACTCTATGTCGAAAAATCGGGTACACAATTTCGACACAAATATACGAAATCGAATGAAATCGGCAAAAACCGAATGAAAATCAATCGTAGTGTTTATTGCTGTAAATAAGTATTTATGGATGTTTTATGAAGTGCTCTAAATCGGTAAAAATACCCTTATTGAGATTCCCAAGCCAAGGGTAACGGGTTCGAGTCCCGCTTACCGCTCGAAAGGTCCTTTCATAAAGGGCCTTTTTTGTTGCGTGGGAGTGCGAGTTTGAAACTTGCATTTATTTTTCTATATTTGCACGTTTTAGATGCCGTTGAAAGGCAACGGCGGCATGTCGCGCGATGCCGAATGCCGCGAGGGCCGACAGGCCGACGGGCCCGTCCGCTCGGAACGACGATTTATAACGAAAATTAACATAACCCCTACTATGAAGTTCAACGAGTACAAAGGTCTCGATCTGCCGAAGGTGGCGGAGGAGGTTTTGAAGAAGTGGGACGCCGACGATACGTTCCACAAGAGTATCTCTACACGCGAGGGCCATCCCGCATTCGTTTTTTACGAGGGTCCCCCCTCGGCCAACGGAATGCCCGGCATTCACCATGTCATGGCCCGCACCATCAAGGACGTGATCTGCCGCTACAAGACTCAGCAGGGGTATTTGGTGCACCGCAAAGCGGGATGGGAC